AGAATCGCCTCGGCAATCTGACCCTGCTGGAGAAACCGATCAACATCGTCGCGGGGAACGACTTCTATACGGCCAAGCAGGTCGAGTATGGCAAGAGCGGAAACTACCTGACCCGCAGTTTGGTTGAACTGATCAGTGTCGGGCAGAACACGTCGATTTCACGAATCAACGAGAAGCTGTCGGCATTTCCAGGTTGGGATGCTGCATCGATAGAAACGCGGCACGGAATGCTCATTGCGTTGGCACATGAAGTCTGGAAAACAACGCCCATCGAAGTTTGACGAGGATTCATTCTATCTGTTGAGGAACGCAATCTCAGCCTCTCGCCGTGCCGCCAGCCCCGGTAGCAATTTCCCGCCGCCATAGACCCAGCGCCGCAGTTCCTGCCCGGCCGCAATCCAGTCCCGCTGGTTGATGCGCCGTCGCAGCGTCGACGTCTGTAATCGCCCAGCGCCGAGGTTGAATGTGAAATCCACGATGGCCGCGAGTCTGCTCTCGGGTTCGGTGGCCAGCACCGGGCAGTAGCGCAGCGTAGCGGCGAGCGCCGATTGGAGATCGCGCGCCAGATAGACCTCGGCTTCGGCCTCGGTGATCGGCGGGTGCTTCGGATCACAGAGATGGCCGTAGCCAATCGTCCAGAAGCCTGCGGGGCAGATGTAAGGGACGGCGGTGATCTCGACGCCACGCTTGACCTTGCGCTCGAAACCCTCGAAGCGTTTTGCCAGTTCGACAGCGGCCTGCGGCACCGTCATGACCGCACCCGGTCGAACACGCGCCCGAGGAACCAGAAGTTCAGCACCCCGGCCCATAGGGCTTGGTCTGCCTCCGTCCAGGCATACAGGATGGCAACGCCCCAGCCTGCGCCACCTGTCACGGCGGCTGCGACTGTTGCCGTCTTGGTCGCACAGTACAACGCCATGAACCAGTAGGTGATGACCGGGCGGACGCTGGAGCTCAGTGCATCGGCCCAGCGCACACCAGTCTTCTCGCCTTGGGAGCGGACGGCTTCGCGTAGGGTCTCTATGGCTCCGACATTCCACGCGGCGTCGGCACCAGCGCCGATTTCCGACATCCGTTGCGCGCCGCGAATCTTCTCGAACTCCAGCGCCTTGTCCTGCATCGCCAGCTCGTGGCCACGCTCGCCCTTGCGGTCGAGCCACTTGAGAATTTCAGGGGCGAGACGGAAGGCCCCGCCAAGGAGGCCACCAAGTAGTGTCTCGATCATTGCGGGCCTCCCATCAGTTTGAGCTTGATGGCAGCGCCGACTAGCAGCGCGGCCAGGATGCCGGTGGTGACGACCTTGACGGTGGTCTGCCACGCAGTGCGACGGGCATCGCGCCAGGCTTCCAGCAGGTCGCGCAGTTCGCGGATATCGCGGGCGGCGTGGCCGTTTTCCAGCCCGAGGTGGGCCAGAACCCGTTCGGCTCCGCGCTCAGCGGCGCGGTCGAGCAGTTCGTCGAAATCCTCGCGACGCAAGAGCAGCATGTTCTCCACGTGCGCAGGCTGTTGTTGTTCAGGTTCGGTCATTGGCGTTCTCCAGAAATGCGAAACCCGCCTCGGGGGCGGGTTTCTGGTGGGGGCGAAGGAAGGGAAATCAGATGGCGAGGCCTGCGCTCCAGCCGGTGGACTTGAAGGCCGAGAGCTTGGCCTCGTCCTCGATGTAGCAAAGCCAGCCGATCTTGGGCGTGTGGTACTCCCAGGCATCGGCGATGCGCACGGCGATCTGGTTGGTCTTGCCTGCCCACACGCCCGTGGCGGCGGCAGGAATGAGGTAGCGGTCGCCGTTGGCGGGGCTGGCCGGTGGCGTGGGTAGGTCACGGTCTTTCACGGACAGGCCGACTACCGCGCCGAGGCGTTTGAGGTTGGCATCCATGCCGGTGTCCCAGCCGCTCTCTCCGAGCGTCCAGCCATAGTTGAGTCCAAGGTTCGGGTCGATTGATGACATGGTCTATCTCCAGAGATTCGATGCTTGGCGAATGCGCCGGACTGCTTCCGGATCGCCGGTGCGGTGACTTTGCTGCGGGTGCTGCCGCCAGTGACGCCCGACGATGGGCAGGTACAGTACGCCACCACGCTTGGCCACGAGCAGGGTCAGCAGCCAGTCGGCAAAGTTGTTGAGGTCGGCGGTTTCCTTGAGTACGGCTTCCACGGCGGAGCGCCGCATCACGATCAGGCCGTGAACGTGGCTGGCGCTGTTGGCGTGCTGCCAGCGGCTGTAGGCCAGACGCCGCACGGCGATGTCCCGGCCAGCCTCGTCCGTCAATGCCTCATCGGTGTAGGCCATCACTGCCTGCGGGCAGGCATCCAGCGCATCGGCCAGTTGCGTGAAGGCGCTCGCTTCGTACAGATCATCGGGATCGACGAAGGACACCAGCGGCAAGGTGCCTTGAGCATAGCCAGCGGCGCGTGCCTCACCGATTCGCATAGGGATACCGGGCAGAACGTGCAACTGGATCGGTGCGCCGTCGAGGCTGGCAATACAGGCCTCACGCCATTCGGCAGGTTCGTTCAGGGTGAGCAGCTGAACATCGATACGTGGTTCCATTGGCGCTTCCATCACACACCTCCCCAATACTGCCCCCAGCGCAGGCCGTAGCCTGTACGATCCATGACTCGCACCTGCGGCTGCCAGCTGCTCAGACCATCGCGCTCGGCGCTGATCTCCACGGTGATCCGGTCGCCCAGCGCACCGGCCTCGGGCGTGGCGACTGCGGCGCTCCAGACATAAGTGGTTCCGATCAGACCAGATTCGGTGTGTGCCAGAACGCCATTTCGATTACGGATGCGCACCGTGTAAGTCACACCCAGTTCCGGCCCGATATCGCCCTCGCTCTGCTGCACGAGGTAAGCGGTCTGCTGCGTGCGGTCGCGGTGTGCCCACGCGACGGTCAGGTCACCGGCCACCACGGCAGGTTCGGTCTGGCCATTGAGCCGGATACGACCGGGCGCATACGGCAGCGCCTGCCGACCGGTCAGCACGATTGGCTGGCCATTGATGGCCGGTGCCGGATTACCTTGGTCGGTCGACGTGCGCGGAATCGCACCCACGAACACCGATTCACCCGGTGCACGCTCAGCGCCTTCCGAGGCCAGCCACTCACCGACGCCAATTAGCCGCGCCCCCAGAGCATGGGATTGCGGCGTGGTGTCGAGCACGCCGCGCGCAATATCGACGGTTGCATTGGCCGCGTCGAAGGCCAGGATGGCGACGGCTTCGCGGATTGCGCCAATGGCGTCCACCAGATAGGCGTAATCGCCCTCGGTCAATCTTTCCGGGTGACTGACGGCGATCACCGGCACAGCCAACGCATCGGATTCGGTGGCTGGCAAGGTGGCGGCGAGCGTCAGCAGTGGCGCGTAGTCCTCGCCGACGACGGCAGCTAGGTCACCGCTTGATGCCCCGGTGGCCAGTTGCCAGTTCAGTTGCCCGGTACCGCCTGCGGCCGCCAGTGCGCCGATATAGGTGTCCGTGTCGGTCAGGTAGGCTAGTTCTGCCCGCGAAAGCCGCCGAGCCAGCTCCCAATAGGGAACCTCGACGGCCAGCACCAGCGAAGGTGGCAAGGGCTCGATGGTCGGCTCCTCGACGCGCGGCGGCGGGGGTGAGAGCACGGTGTTGCTCATGCCGAACACATCCTCCATGGCTTCGATGCGCCACTCGGCTGCGCCCAAGGTGCCGGTATCGATGCCGGTCACGCGCACCACCATCTGATCGACTCCCAAGCGTGGCCAGTTCAGCAGGAACACATCACCCGGCAGCGGCGCGCGTTCCAGCGTGTCGCGTGCCACGGTCAGGCTCATTCGAGCCAACGGTGAGCCCAAGGCACGCAGATCACGCAGCGCCAGCCGCGCGGCCACAGGCCCATGGTTGACGCCGGGATAGTCGCGGCGTTGGTTGATCACGCCACCCTGCAACTGGATGGCGGCGAGGTTTTCCACGGTGACGGTGGTGTCGCCGCCGGTTTGCCAGTCGGTGTAGACCACGGTCAGTTCATTGGGCAGTTCACCCCATTGGGCGCGTTCGAAGCGTTCCAGCCGCACGATCTCATCCGGCCCCAACTGTGGCAGGCTGTCGATCCAGTAGTCGTCGCGCAGCAGCTTGAGCTCGAAGGTTCCACGCTCTGGATCGGTGTAGAGAATGCCGCCGATGTGGTCAATCACCTGACTGATGAAGCTCTCGATGGGCTGCTGGCGCGTCCAGATCAAATTGAGGCCGAAGCCCTCGCTCGACAGCGCCCACGCCGCATTCCAGAAGCTCCAGCCGATGGTGTCCTGCGGATAGCCCATGCCCCAATGCGGATCGGTGAGGCATTGCACCAGGATGTGGGCCGGGTTCATGCCGACGCTGATCTCTCGGCCTTCGTCCTCATCCCAGGTGCGGACTTCGGCGTTCCACTCCATCCACGGCTGGCCATGCCAGCCCGCCGTGAAGCGGCGCACCCGTACCGCCCACGGTTTGATGTAGGGGTTGTTGGCCGCGAACAGGATCTTGCGGGCCACCAGCGACAGCACGCCCCGGAAGGCCGGAATGGCGCTGCCGAGGCGGCTCATCAGATAGTCGTTACGGCTTTGACCGGCATGGCCAGACAGCACATCGATGGTGCCGACCACACCGCCTTCGCGCGAGTCGCCACCGAACAGGTCGGGCTTGTTGATGCTGATGCTGGTCAAGCCATGCCCGGAGGACAGCGGCGCGCGGTCGGCATCACCCCACGCGGTACGGTCGCCCATCTGAATCTCCTGCACGGCATCGACCGGGCCTTGGCACAGGGCCAGATGCAGACCCATCCGGTAGCGGTAGCCGACGGTTTGCTTCTTGCTGCTGCCACCCATCAGTTCTGCTCCTGCTGGCGTGCGTGCGCTTCTGCATAACTCACCACGCGCTGGGCCATCGCATCGCCGGTAGCCAGCAATGTTTCGGCATCACATCCATCGCGCAGGAAGGTGCGGAAATCCAGATCGTGACGGGCGAACCACATGCGTGTGCCGTTCACGCACAGGCCAACGGCGCGCACGTGATCAATGGTGATGACAGTCGATGTGCTCACTTCTTGCCACCTTTCTTCTTGATCGGATCGGCTTCGAGATCGCCGTACCAGACGACGTTGGAGCCGCGCAGCAGCACCGTGCCGAACACGACGGGAATCGGTCGGCCTTCTTCTGCGGTTGGGGCGTCGACGTCGGACAGGGACGCCGGTTTGGGCTCGGGCGGTTTCGGGGCGAGCGCGACCGAAACCAGCGCCGCCACCACGATGACGACGAGGTACCACATGGCAATTCCTCAGAAGGGTTTCAGAACACGCCCGTCGAAAACGGGTTCTTGCTCGGGATGGCGGGGAAGCCGCCGTAGTTGTCGAGGTTGCCGAAGCGGGACGCGCACGTCTCCGTGCTGTGGTCGCAGCCGACCGTCAGTTGCACCTCGGTACCGGGTTCGATGGCGACGGGATAGAGCAACTCCACGCCGCTGCCGTAGTCGCTGACGATCATGTGGCGAGCGCCTTCGGGCGTTTGTAGCCACCCACCGGCAACGCCGCCACTCACGCTGCCCGGCACGCCGCCGTCGAGTTCCACGTTGCGGCCGGAACTGTTGCTCACGAAGGCGCTGGCGGTGATGGGTGATGCACCGCAGGCGCTCGAATACAGGACGTGCGAGCACTTGCGGCTGTAGAGGCGACGCAGGCCGATGCGCTTCAAACTGATCTGCGCGCTTTCGCAACGAACGCGAGCAACGTCGTCAGCAATCTCGACGCCCAGCACCCGGCCCATCCAGCGCGTTCCCGACAACCACCAGTAGTCGCCCCAGGTGTCGCGCCGTGCGATGCGCAGCGTGATCGCGGTGGTCTCCCCGGTGAGCGACGTGGCCAACAGATGGCGCACGAGATCGCCGTCGGGTGGCAGCTTGAGATCCAGCGCTGATTTGGCTGCCTCGGCACCCAGTGCCAGTTCGTTGCGTTCGATGGAAAGGCTTGTGTACAGATTGCCGTCGAGGTCGACGTCGAACTCATGAGGCGTCAGCAGGAACTGGCCGCTGGCGCTGTTAAAGGCATACAGCTCGACTTCCAACAGAGGGTTTTGACTCATGGGCTTCACTCTCCCTCGTAGGTTTGGCGGTCGTTGCCACGCGGTTCGGGCAACTGCCGCGCCGTCAGCGTGATCTCAACCAGCGATGGGCTGTGCCAGTACAACTCGACAGCGTCGTGATCGAGGCGGCAACGAGAGAGTCGGATCACCCGGCTGCCTTCCGGCACTTGAGTCTCGAGACCGGAGCGCAACACCAGCACGCCACCCTGATCCAGATGGCAGGTCGCGGTCATGGCGTACTGCCGGGAACCGTCCGGATGCACGATCAGGCAGGCGGCAGGGCGATGCCAGAAAGCAGAGGCATCACCACCGGTCATTCTCAGGAAACCATCCTCGGGATCGGCCTCGGCAGTGACCCACAACACCGGAGCCAAGCCATCTGGCAGCCAGAAGGCTTCCAGTCGCCCCTGTGTGCGCCACAGTCGCGCCCGCCAGACCTCGATTTCCTCGGGTGTGCTGGCCAGATAGCGGCGCTGGAAGGTGGTGGCGGGCCACGGATCGTCACGGCGCACCCAAGGATCGGCAGGCGAAAAATCCTGGCGTGTGATGACTCCGGCCACAGCAGCGGCAGGATCCTCACGCCAGTTGCCATCGGGCCAGACCGGAATCTCATCGAGCCACGAGTCGTCGAGGGCATCCATGTCCGGCGTTTGTGCGGGGGAGATGGTCGCCGTGGCACTGCCACCGACCATGCCCGGCACCCACTGGGTCAAATCCGCCGGATCGACTGCACGGCCCCACATCAGTGGCATCACGCTGCTACCGGCTCCGGCAGCACGCGCCAAGGGCTCGGCCAGCCACAACAGATCGCTTTCCACGTCGCTGAGTTGAGCGACTTGCCAGCCATCAGCCGCGATGATCAGCACCCAACGTTCATCGCTCTGCCAGCCTTGCACGCCATCGTTGGTCAGCCGCAGTGTGGCTGCTGGCGGGCCAAAATGCCGCCAGTCCGCATCCGACACATCGAGCGCCAGCGCGCCACGTTCGGCGGATTGGGTGAGGTGAACGGCGTACTGTGGCAGCGGCCACCACGCCGTCTTGCCCAGATGGTCGGCCAGCCAGTCGGCGACCAGCGCATCGGATTGGCGCGCGTTGCCGACCTTGTAGGTCAGCGAACGCCGAGGGATGCGGCGGCGGGCCTGACGCGATTCGTTGCCGCTGGCCAGTCGCGTGACGCTGGTCTGCCACTCCAGCCGTTCGACGAGGGGCTCGGCCCAGTCGTGGCGGAAGGAGAACACGCCGCGCTGAGCGTCGAGCCAAGGCTGATCGCCGAAGGCGTCCATGCCCGTCGCAACGATGGCGCTCGATGCCGTGTCCCGGCGCAACACTTCGACCAGAAAGATCGGTGCATCGATGGGCGGCCAGGGGCCCGCCAATGATTCCGCCAGCAGGCTGACCGCCAGATTGAGCGGCAGCGGAGCGACAGCTGTTTCCGGCGTGAAGCTGGCTACGCTCGCCCCGAAGGTGGCGCGCGAGAGCACTTCACCCTGGAAGGCGGGCAGTTCGCTTCCCGGCGTCGGCTTGCTGGAAACCTCCGCGAGGTCTTGAACGACGACGCGATCCGTCATGCCGACTCCACGCCGAACTCAGCGGCATTGAAGGCGGCTTCCGTCCACTGCACGTTGCCGTTTGGGTTGCGTTCGAACAGCGTGCTCTGCCAGGCCAGTTGCTCCTGCAAGATGATGTCGGTGCTGACGGCGCTTTGCGCGCCACTGACCACGAGTCCTTTGACCTTGCCCAGACCCGCATCGGTCTTGCGCGCCAGCATGGTCAGTTGCACGCCGTAAATGGTGGGCGTGGCCATCACCGGCAGCGGCTCGACATCGAAGGACTGGCGCAACCCCACGTTCGGCGCACTGATCGCCGTGGCCTCGTCCTCATCGCTCACGGCTTCCCACGCGGCAGTACCGACCGGGCTGGCCGCCCACTGGTTCAGGCTGCCATCGGCCTGTGTCTGCAGGGCATCGACGCGCACATCGCCGAGAAAGGTGTTGTTGATCGTGCCGCTGGTGTCGGCGATGTAGAAGTCGTCGACGTCGATGGTGAGCGGGCAGTTTTGGCCAGGCACTGCACCCACGAATGCCGTGAGCAGTTGGCCACCGCCCTGG